CCTCCAACCCGCCGTTGATCGCCACGAAGAACGTGGTCCAGACCGCCCCGGCCCTGTTTGCCGGCGGGATTACGTGGGTCGATCAGGAGTACGACGAACGGCTGGGTGAGGCGATCCGCCCGTTCCCGAACAACTACACCGGGATCAGTTACGGCCTGGAGTTGAACGACCGGACGCAGGCCTTGATCAAGGAAGCCTTCTTCCTCAACAAGCTCGCCCCGTTCAACCCGTCGCAAGACCCGGAGATGACCGCGTTCCAGGCCGGGCAGCTGGTGCAGGAGTACGTTCGAAATGCCCTGCCGATCTTCGAGCCGATGGAGCAGGAGTACAACGCCGCATTGTGCGAGGAGACGTTCAGCCTGATGCTCCGCATGGGGGCGTTCGGTTCCCCGATGGACTGGCCTCGGGAACTCCACGGCATGGAGGTCGAGTTCCAGTTCGAGAGCCCGCTTCACGATGCCATCGACCGCGAGAAGGGTCAGAAGTGGCTTGAGGCGCGGACACTGCTTGCAGACGCCATGACCCTTGATCCCAGCACCCAGCACTTGCTCGACGCGAGAAAGGCGCTCAGGGACGCTCTGGAGGGCATTGGGGTGCCGACCGAATGGACCCGCGACGACGTGGCGGTGGACGAAGCCCTTGCCGCGCAGCAGGAACAGATGCAGATGGCGCAGGCGATGGAGATGATGGGGCAAGGGGCAGAGACCGCGAAGAACCTGGCGCAGGCTCAGGCTGATATGGAACCGATTGTATGAGCCACGCCCCGTGGAAGCCGGTCGAGTACGAACTGGCGGACGCCTCAGCCATTCAGGCGCTCGTCCATGGGACCGCAGACGAGACCCAGCAGAGACGTGCGCTGGCGTTCATCATCGAACAGGTGTGCGGAACCTACGATATGTCCTACCACGCCGGGGAAGACGGGCGGCGTGACACCGACTTTGCCGAGGGCCGGCGTTTCGTCGGCAACACCCTGGTGAAGATGACGAAGTTGAATCTCAGCAACTTGAGGAGGAAGGAAGAATGAAGACCAAGTGGAGCCTGCCCCTGTGGGCGACGTTCATGGCTGAAGAGGGTGGCGGCGGCGCTGATCCGACGCCAGATCCGACCCCGGACCCGACGTCAGACCCGGAGCCGAGTGGAGAGCCGTCTGGCGAAGGCTACTGGCCGGCGGACTGGCGCGACCAGATCACCGGAGGCGACGAAACCCTGGCCAAGCGTGCGGCACGCTACGCCACGCCCAAGGATGCGTTCAGCGCGCTTGTGGCGGCACAGAACCGCATTCGGTCGGGGGAACTCAAGTCCGCCCTGCCCGACAACCCGACCGAGGAAGAACTGACGGCCTGGCGGGAAGAGAACGGCATCCCCAAGTCGCCGGACGAGTACGACATGACGTTCGAGAGCGGGCTGGTCATCGGGGATGAAGACAAGCCGGTCGTCGAGGACTTCCTGAAGGTCGCGCACGAATCCAACCTGCCGCCGGATAAGGTCAAGAAGGTGGTCGAGTGGTGGTACAACACCCAGCAGGCGCAACTCGATCAGATCGCGGAGAGGGATCTGGAGCACCGCCAGACCGCGGTGGACGAGCTGAACGTCGAGTGGGGCGCCGAATACCGGCGCAACATCAACATGCTGAACGGCGTGATCGACCAGTTCCCGGAGTCGGTGCGCGATTCCCTGAAATCCGCACGGTTGCCGGACGGCACGGCGATCCTGAACAACCCGGACATCATCCGCGGGTTCGTCAATCTGGCCCTGGAGATCAACCCGGCGGGGACGGTTGTTCCTTCGGGGGGCGATCCGGGCAAGAGCATCGCGGATGAGAAAGCGACCATCGAGAAAACGATGCGCGAGAACCGTGCGGCGTACAACAAGGACGAGAAGATGCAGGCGCGTTACCGCGAACTGCTGGACGCGGAAGTGAAGTTGCAGAGACGGGCGTCCTGACGGACTTCGGGGGCACCCCATTGAAAAACGGAAAGATATTTCCGTTACGTTTCGTTACATTGGAGCCGTAGAGCTTCGCACGGCCCCCTGAAGGGTCGAGCCGGCCCCTGACAAGGCCACCCCGGTACTCGGCACGCAAGGGCTACCCCGTGATGCTTGGAAAACATCACAACTGAGAGGTAGCTGATATGTCTGATACTGCGTTCCAGATCCAGTACCGGCAGGAATACATCGCAACCTTCGAGCAGAAACAGACTCTGCTCCGCGATACGGTGACGACCGAGGCCGTCATCAAGGGCCAGCAGGCCGTGTTCCTCGTGGCCGGTTCCAACAACTCGTCCGCCGTCTCCCGAGGCGTCAACGGGCAGATCCCGGCACGAGCCGACGACAACACCCAGAACACCTGCACCTTGCAGGAATGGCATGACCTGGTGCGCAAGACCGGGTTCAACATCTTTGCCAGTCAGGGCAATCAGCGCGGCATCATGCAGATGACCACGCTGGCGGTGGTCAACCGCAAGATCGACAGCCAGGTCATCGACGAACTGAACACCACCACGGTCACCGTGGGCGGGACCGGCGTGCAGCCGAACGTCTCGCTGTTCCAGAACGGTCGGGTGAAGCTGTCGAACGCTTCGGTGCCGTGGGACAGCAACATCACGCTACTGTGCCAGCCGTCGTTCCTCGCCTACCTGGAGCAGGCCCCGGAGTTCGCCAGCGCGGATTACGTCAACATGCGGCCCTACGCCGGTGACGACCCCTCGTGGCGCGACACCCCGATGGCCTACCGCTGGCGCAACTGCCTGATCGTGGAACACCCGAACCTTCCCGGCAAGGGCACCACGTCGGAAAAGAGCTTCCTCTACCACAAGAACGCCATCGGTCACGCGATGGACACTTCCGGGATGCAGTCCCCCGTCGGCTACGACGAGGAGCAGGATTACTCGTGGGCGCGTTGCAGCGCGTACATGGGTGCCAAGCTGCTGCAGACGACCGGTGTGGTCGAGATTGAGCATGACGGCAGCAGTTACGCCTAAGGAGGTATGAAACATGGCTTACAGCGGTAGCACGGCATCTTCTTCGGTCGCCAATCCCCCGCGTTGCATCGTCGGCGGTGCACTCTACGGCGCGGCGGGGGCGACGACCGGTCTTTCCACGGCCCCGGACTCGCCCAACAATCAGGGCGGTGGGGTGTGGTTTTACGCTTCGACCAACAAGACCACGGACCTGACCAACGGGACGTTCTTCACGGACGGGAAGAACCTCGGGATGCGCCCGGGTGATCTGGTGGTTGCGACGCAGTTCACTTCGGCGGGTTCGTCGGTGGTTGTGTCCATGCACCCGGTGACGGCGGTCAGCACGTTGGGCGCGGAGCTTGGCGGCAGCCAGTTGCTGTCTTCGACTCGCGCCAGTTCTCTCTAAGGGAAGCCCCTGCGGGGCCGGATCGCCGGCCCCGTTCTCAACCACCACAGGAGGAGCCTGATGGCCGATGCAGCGAAGAAAGTGGGTGTGCTTGTCGCGCCCCTGAACCCGTCGAACCTGCGGCAAGTCGAGCACGAGATGCAGCAGTGGCTCGTGTACGAAGATCCCCGCGCAACCGACGACCACCTGAAAGACCCGAAACACTGGTCGAACATTTCCAACTACTTCCGCCCCCCCGCGAGGCTGACCATCCTGGCCGAAGACGGCACCTGGATGGTGGATGCGCTGGTCCAGGCGTCGGATCGAAATTGGGCCAAGATCGCCATTCTGTCGCGGCACGAGTTCAACCGCGCCAAGCCGGAGGAAGCCGATCCCGAGATGGCGGTCGAGTGGGCCGGCCCGCAGCACAAGTGGCGCGTGGTGCGTAACGACGGCGAAGTGCTGTCGAAGGGGCACGTCACCCGCGACATCGCGGACGAGTGGGCCAAGAGCCACCGGGACACCCTGGGGCTGTAAGTGGCCTCGAAACTCAGCCTGTACAACGACGCGCTCCTCCTTTGCGGGGAGCGTCCCCTTGCCACCCTGACCGACAGTGTGGAAGGGCGCAGGCTGCTCGATCAGGTCTACGACAACGGCGGCGTGGATTACTGCCTCACCCAAGGGCAGTGGTATTTCGCGCTCCGCACGCAGTTGATCGACTACGACCCGAGCGAAGACCCGCAGTTCGGGTTTACCTACGCCTTCACCCAGCCGAGCGACTGGCTGCTGACTTCCGCGATCAGCGCGGACGAGTACCTGAGGACGCCGCTGACCGAGTACCAGCACGCGGACGGGTACTGGTATGCCGACATCACCCCTCTTTACGTCCGTTACGTGTCGAACGACGCCCAATACGGCGGCGACTTGAGTTCGTGGCCGGTGCCGTTCAAGGAGTTCGTCGCGGCCTACTTCGCCTCGAAGATCGTCTATTCGATCTCCAAGGACGCGGATCGCCGGGAGATGGTGCGGGACCTGCTGAAGAAAGCGGAGCACGACGCCAAGAACCACAGCATGAACACGCAGCCGCCGTCGTTCCTCCCTGCCGGGAGTTGGGCCAGTTCCCGTCGCGGCGGTCGGGGCAGCGAGCGAGGCAATCGCAACGGCCCGCTGATCGGGTAGCGTCATGGAACAGACGCTGCTTTCGTTCAACAGGGGCAAGGTCAGCGCACTCTCCCTCGCCCGGATCGACCAGAAGCGCATCGGGCTTTCCGCGGAGACCATGACCAACTGGATTCCGCGCACGCTGGGGCCGATGTCCCTGCGCCCGGGGTTCGAGTACCTGTTGGGATCGGCGTCGAACAACAAGGCGCGCTACCTCCCGTTCATCTTCGCCAACGACGACCAAGCCCTGATCGAGCTGACGAATACCGTCATGCGGGTCATCATCGACGATGCGGTCGTCACCCGGGCCTCGGTCTCGACGGCGGTCACCAACGGCACATTCGATACCAACCTGACCGGATGGACCGACTCGGACCAGTCCGGGGCGACATCCGCTTGGGTGACCGGCGGGTACATGGGTCTGACCGGGGACGGGGCCAACGAGGCGCGCCGGGACCAGACCCTTACGGTTTCTGGCGGGGATCAGAACGTCGAGCACGCGCTGCGTATCGTCATCCGGCGCGGCCCCGTGCGGTTGCGCGTGGGGTCATCTTCCGGGGGGGATGAATACATCTCCGAGGCCACGCTTGAGACGGGCACGCATTCCCTCGCCTTCACCCCGACAGGGGGGAGCGTGTACGTGCGCTTCCTGTCGTCGCTCAAGCGGCAAGTGCTGGTCGATTCGTGCGAGATCGAGGCGTCGGGCGCGATGACGATCACGACCCCGTATGCGACGGCTGACCTGGCGAGCATCCGCTACGACCAGTCCGGGGATGTCATCTTCATCGCCTGCAAGGACACCGAGTGGAAGCGGATCGAGCGGCGGGCGACGACTTCATGGTCACTGGTGCGGTATGCGCCGGCAGACGGCCCGTTCCGGTCGATCAACACGTCGGCCATCACGATGACGGCGGGGGCGCGTA